TAGCCCATGGAGGTGAACAGGGTACGGTCCAGGAACACGCGACCGGTCTCGTGATCCACTTCGTACTTGTTCTTGGAACCGCGCGGGATCTCCACCACGACGTTGAAGGTTTCTGCCATTGTTTTCTCCTTGATCGAATGATCAGCAGTAGTTCGTTACTTAGAATACCCGCTTTCGCGCCATGTCGGCACTGCATGCCGAATCGCAAGTGATTCAGGTTGCCGCAGCAGCCACTCCGCCGCCGAATGCGCTGTTTTTCTCTGGGGTCGGTTGCGGACAGGCGAGATTCAGCAGCCAGAAACGGTGAGCATATATGAAAAGTGCGGGTGGAATGCATGAGATATGCACTGCCCGCACTTTTCATATGCTGCGATTCAGCTGCGATCAATCCAGCCATCCGGCCGAATCAATCGGATCCAGTCGTAAGTAGGCCGGACTAAAAATCAGTCCTCGACCACCGTCAGCACGTGCGCCACGTCGGCCCACGGTGCCAGCGAGACGTAGTTGTCCCAGCTCCACTCGAACTCGCGTCCGGTCAGCTCGTCGCGCACCTTGAGCGGCTTGTCGGTGGCGAAACCGAAGTCGGGCAGTTCGATGTGCACGATGGACTGGTGCGTGTTGTGGCCGTCGAGGTTCACCACCACGATCACCGTATCCGGCTTGCCGGTACCGGTAAGCTCGGCCGGGGTCTGGCGCAGGAACGCCACCACGCCCGCATCGTCGCTCGGCAGGACGTGCAGGTTGTGGTAGCTGCGGCATGCCGGATGCTCGGAACGGATTTTGTTGAGCGAGGTGAGCAGCTCGGAGATGCCGTACTTGTCGGCCTCGTCCCAATCGCGCACCTTGACTTCGTACTTCTCGTTGTCGATCTGCTCTTCGAATCCCGGACGCTGCTTGTTCTCGATCAGCTCATAGCCGTTGTAGATGCCCCAGCTCGGAGAGCCCATCGCGGCGAGCACCGCGCGCACCGCGTGACCGGCGATACCGTTGTCGCGCAGGTAGGCGGTCATGATGTCCGGCGTGGACGGCCAGAAGGTGTTGTGCTGGTAGAAACCACCGTCGCCGTTGGTCTCCTCCAAATACTCCTCAAGCTCCTCCTTGGTGTTGCGCCACGGGAAGTAGCAGTGCGACTGCGTGAAGCCGGCATAGCTCAGCGCGCGCATCATGCCCGGACGGGTGAACGCCTCGGCCAGGAACAGCGTCTCCGGATGCTTCTTCGTCACGGCGGCGATCACGTCCTGCCAGAAACGCACCGGCTTGGTATGCGGGTTGTCCACGCGGAAGATCGTCACGCCGGCCTTGATCCACAGGTCCATGATGCGTTCGGTTTCCGCTTCGATGCCTTCCATGTCGGCGTTGAAATCGATCGGATAGATGTCCTGGTACTTCTTCGGCGGATTCTCGGCGAATGCGATCGTTCCGTCCGGCTTGGTGCGGAACCAGTTCGGATGCTGCTTGACCCACGGGTGGTCAGGCGAGCACTGCAGCGCGAAGTCGAGTGCCACTTCCAGCCCCAGCTCATGCGCGTGCGCGCAGAACGCCTTGAAATCGTCCATGGTGCCGAGCAGCGGGTCGACGGTGTCGTGGCCGCCCAGCTCGGAGCCGATGCCGAACGGGGAGCCCGGATCGTGCGGTCCGGCAATCAGCGTGTTGTTGCGGCCCTTGCGGTTGGTCACGCCAATCGGGAAGATCGGCGGCAGGTACACGATGTCGAAGCCTTCGGCCTTCGCGCGGTCGAGGCCGGACAGCGCCGTCTTCAGCGTGCCCTGCACGATCTTGCCGTCGGCGTCGAAATACGCGCCTTCGGAACGCGGGAAGAACTGGTACCATGCGGCGAAGCTCGACTTCGGACGCTCCACGCGGAAGCGCTGCGGATTCGACGCGCTCAGGCCGTCGCGCAGCGGATTGGTTTCATGCAGGCTTGCGATTGCGTCGGTGGTCGCTGCGGCAAGACGCGCGGTCGCGTCGAGCGACTTGTCGGCAACGGTCTTCGCGGCTTCGCGCAGCGTCTTCTTGTCATCGGCGGTCAGCTTGGAATCGCGTGCGCCAGCCCAACGTTCCAGCAGCTGCGCGCCGGATTCCAGCGCGTTCTCCACATCGTCGCCGACCTCGACCTTGATTTGCGCGTCGTGCAGCCAGGAAGCGTACGTATCCTCCCAGCCTTCGACCACGATGTGCCATTCGCCGAGCTGCTTCTTGACGTCGGCATAGCCATCTTCCCACGGCTTCAGGTCGCTGTGGTCGCCGATCTTGACCATCGCTTCCCAGCGGTCCAGGCCGGGGTTGGTGCAGGTCATGGGGAAGCGGGCCTTCTCGGTGCCGCGCGTGTTGCGCACGGACACGGTGGCACCGGCCTTGGTGCGGCCTTCGATGAACACCTGCGCGGTGACCTTGAATGCCTCGCCAAGCTCCACGCGAGCCGGGTACAGGCCGTTTTCGGCGGACGGAGTGATGCCAAGAACGTTTACGCGGCCGAACTGTTCCGGGCTGGTGCGGTTGATGATAGGTGCTGGAGTTTCGCCGACGGTTCGCTTCGTTGCGGTTTTCGGCTTGGAAGTGCGCTTGGTGGTTGGTTTTTTGGTTGTCGTCTTTGCGGTTGATTTCGCGGCTGTCCTCGTTGTCTTTGTGGCCGCTGCCTTGGCTGTTGTCTTTGCTGTTGCCTTTGTGCGCGGTGTCGCGCTTGATGATGTTGCTTCATTCATATAGCCGATTATAGAGGTAGTTGTGTTCTTTTTGTGATTTCCCTTTTTCGTAACGATTACGGCGATGCGGCTACAAGTACTTTCTTCAAATACTTTTGGTAAAGCGTTTTAATACATGGTTTGCGATTATGTTCGATTATGAAGGCTGCGGCGGCATGACCATACGTTGTGTGTGCCGGTTGCGTTCGATATGTATGGGGACTTTATATAAAAGGAGCGAAACGTCCTGGGGAAAACAAAAAACCGGAAACCAAAAGGTTTCCGGTTTCAATTGGTAGCGGGGCATGGATTTGAACCTTGGACCTCTGGGGATACCAGAGGTCCAAGGTTCAAATCCATGGGGCTTCTGAGCTTATCCGAGCTCATTTTAACCGCTTAAAGCCAGGGGTGCATGATGGGGTGCATGATGGATCATGAGAAACAAGATCAGCGCACCGGTCCCATGGCGCAGAAGCATCGAAGGGTGGACTGACACCCTCAAGGCGGCCGGCCTATCAGCACAGACAATCAAAAGCCGACGATACAAGATGGTGCATCTCGCGGCGCTGCTCATGCCGTCAGGCCCCAAAGACGTGACCACGGAGCAGATCGTGCAGGCGTTCGCACGGCAGCAATGGAAACCCGAGACGCGCAAAGCGTACCGGAACACCATTTCGTCGTTCTTCCGATGGTTGCACAAAAGCGGCCGGAGAAGCGACGACCCGAGCCTGGACGTGCCACGCGTGAAGAAGCCGCACGCGCATCCCAGACCATGCCCGGACCGTTACATCGCTGCGGCGATGGAGAAGGCCACGTCGTCGGAAAAACTCATGATCCGGCTCGGTGCGGAGTGCGGACTGCGGCGTGGCGAGATCGCGCGGGTCCACAGCGATGACGTCGTGGCCGACAGCGCCGGCCGGTCATTGATCGTGCGCGGCAAAGGCGACAAGCAGCGCATAGTGCCGTTGCCGGATGATCTGGCCGACATCATCATGGACGCTCGGGGCTACCTGTTCCCTGGCCGGTTCGTCGGCCATGTGGAGGAGTCCTATATCGGGGACCACATCAGTCATCTGCTGCCGGACGGATACGCCGCGCACACGCTGCGCCACCGGTTCGCCACCACGGCCTACGCCGCCACACACGACCTGTTCGTGGTCGCCGAACTGCTCGGCCATGAATCGGTTGAGACCACGGAGCATTACGTTGCGATGCCGGACGGCCGTCTGAGAGAAGCCACGGCGGCCGTCCGGCTTATCTAGGCCGCGTGACGTGCCGACAGCCTCGCCTTTTTGACGCGGGCTTTCGCGGTCACGTCGTTGTCCTTCCAGTAGCACCAGATGGCGCTGCCGGCTGTCCATGCGAGGCTCACGAGCTGCGTGATGGTCGTGTCATCGATGTTGAGCACCGGATGGCCGAACATGGTCAGTCCCTGGTTGACAAGCGCAAGGAGCAGCACGAGGAATCTGGATATTGTGCCGCTGTCGATTCTCGGCGTCGTTGCCTCGGCGTTGCCATCGGCGGCGGCCATGATCTGCGCCGAGACGGGCATTGCGTCATCCTCCGTTGTGTTGGCCGTCGGGAGTCGGTTTTCCGTCGTGTCGGTCATTTCGCGGTCCCTTCCAGCTTGCTGATTTTTTCGGACAATTCGCTGATCTGCTTCTGCTGCGCTTCAAGGGTCTTGGTGAGCTGTTTCAGCATTCCGGGGATCTCGAAGCAGATGGTGTTGTAGATGTTGCCGCCCGGTGCCGAGCCCTTGTAGCTGTATTGCATGATGCTGTCGCGGATGCGCTGCGGCAGCTCGTAGGTGAGCAGATTGTACATGTTGCCGCCCGGTGTGGCGTTCTTTCCGTTGGGCTTGTATGCCCAGTTCCATACTTCGTCGCCTGCGTTGGACATGGTTCCTCCTTCAAGGATTCGGTTTGCTTGGTCGATGATCTGCTTGTATGGCAGTCCGTTGGGCGCGAGATCGGGGCAGGCGAGGTGGTCGGTGCCTGGAATCTCCCTGTGCAGCCACACATTGCCTTTCAGCCCGTCGTGCCACAGTTTCGTCCACCCGTACCTGCGCGCGATGTCGGCGCAGAGGCGCGCGCTTGCGTCGATGCACTCCTGGGTGCAGACCGCACCGTCGGCCATTCCTCCCTCATGCTCGATGCTGATGGTCGAATTATTCGATGCGTAGTTCGCGTCCGAATAGCTGCCGTCGAGTTCCGACACGTATTGGTGGATCTCTCCGGTCGCGCCGACGCCGTAGTGGGCCGATGCTCGGCTCGACTGGTTGGCGAACGTGGAATCGGTGCCGGCGAGGTATCCAACCATGATGTGCAGCGTGATGTGCGTGACGCCGTAGCCGTTGCGGCCAACGTAATGGTTCGGGCTTCCTTTCCAGATGATGCCGCTCATGTGGTTCCTTTCCTTCCTTTAGTCGAACAGGTCTTCCGGCGGCTCCGGCGGCGGTGGTGGGGCGCGCCTGTAGATGTGGTCGATGAGTTGCCGGTTCCATTGCCAGAGGCGTTGGTTGTCGGCCTGCATCTTCTGCGCGAGCCGGTAGGCTTCCATCTTGTTCTTCGCGGCGGCCGAGAGGGTGGAGACCAGTGCGCCGACGACCGCGCCGACTGCGCCGACGATGGCGATGATGAGATCCGTCACGCGTCGGGCTCCGTGTAGATGTAGACGATCCAGACGTTGATCGCGCTCGTGTTCGATGCGCCTTTGCGTACGATGATCTCGGATGGTGTGACCGTGACTTCTGAATGCCAGTAGGTGTCGGTGACGAGGTACGGTTGGAGCGAGCCGCCTTTTCCTTGGGTGATGACGCGGTAGTCCAGTAGGCTGTAGATGCTGAAGCCCGGTGGGGTGCGCGAGTTGTTGGTCAGGTTCTTGTATTCTCGGACCTGCATGCAGATGCGGCGGCCGTCCACCCATTTGCGTCCGGTGTAAATCCGCGAGTTGAGTCTCCAAGTGCCGTTCCATGGCATGTCGGCGGTTCTGGTCTTGACCCATTGCGCGCCGTCCCACACATATGGGCCGTTGTCGTCGTTGCCGCCGGTGACGAAACCTGTTTGGCCGATGACGCCGGTGATCTGCCGAAGGGCTTCGAGGGTGGTCGCGACGGCCGGTTTGACGCCTTCCGGCGTGGTCCTCCGGTCCACTTGGTCAAGCGCCTTCTCGAACGTGTCGGCCATGCTCTTGAACGAGTCCGGCGCGGTTGATACGAGGTCGGAGCCTTCGGGATATGAGAGGCCGTAGATTGGTGTTGTTGCTGTCATTGTGTTCCTTCCTTTTCGGCGGTGGGCGAAGAAGTGTCGATGATCTGGATCATCGAGAGGTCGCAGATGTGCAGGTCGAGCTGCTGCCAGCTGAGGGTGGGCAGGTCGGCCCATGTGATCCGTTCCGTCAGCAGCGGCCGGAGCGCGGCCAGCGTCGCTTCCTGGGTGAGTGTCGGTTTGCCGTTGCACCACCGGTATGAGAGCGTTCCGCCGATGGTCGTGATGGGGCCGGTGAAGGACGGTCGGCCGTCTGAGCCGGTCAGGGCCGACGCCTTGGCCTTGACGATGATGAACGGGCCGGATGGGCTTGCCTTGTACAGCCATAGCCGTCGTGCCGGGTCGATTCGCGTGCTGTTGAACGTCACTGTCTCCGGGACCATGCGCAGGTCGTGCGATTCGAGCCATTGCGCGATGTTGGCGCGGTCCGTGTCGCTGACGGTCGAGGTGCCGCCGCTGTTCCATACGCCGCCCGAGTCGTCCACGGCGAGCATGTCGGAATCGACGGTGAGGCTCTTCTGCATGGCGGTCAATTGTGGTGGAAGACGGCTCTGGTCTCCCATCGTGATCTCCACGTCGTCGAAAGAGAGCTTGCCGTTGTCCGATTTGACGCGTTTCGCGTTGATGACGACCTGTGTCAAAGGTTCGGTGATGCTCAGATCCGTCGATGCCTCGATGTCGGAGGCCGAGAGCGCGTGGCGGGTCTCTCCGTCGGTGAGGACGTTGAGTCGGCCATCGGTTGACAGATGCACGGCGATCGGGTCGGCGAGGAACAGCGGTCTGAGGGTTGATGCCGCGCCGTCGTAGACTTCGTGCCATTGCGGGAGTCGTGGGCCGGCGGTGAGCCGGTGCAGCAGGTCGAGCTGCGATGGATGGTCGGATGACGTGTATGGTGCGACGCTCGATGGCAGGGCGAGGCCGTCCAGTTGTGCTTCCGGCGCTCCCTGCGCCGAGGCCCTGCTGTTCATCTCCTTGAGGCGCGCGGATGGTGTGCCTATCCAGTGCGCGCCGTCCCATTTCGCGGCCGTGTCTGTCGGTCCTTGGGATTGCAGACGTTTCCATATGGCCATTCTCGATGTGGCGGAGAGGTTGAGCAGCCACCCGCCGTCGCTGGCCGGGTCGACGCTGCCGCCGGTGGAGACGGTGCCGGCGAACATCGTCGTGGCCGGCGAGTCCGGCGAGTCCGGCGAGTCTGGCGAATACGTCTTGTGGAGCGAGTCGATGGGGATGCGCAGATCGCGCCAGGCGCCCATCGACGGCTGAAGATCTTGCCATCTGGGTTGATCGGAGAACTGCACGATCACCTTCATGCCGGCCAATGTCAATGCCTGGCCTGCGAGCCGTCCGGTGCGGTCGCGGAGGGTGAACGACATCACGGCAGGTTCGGGCTGTTCGTCGATGCTGTCGCTGCCCCAGTCGATGGTGAACGAGTCGAGGGCGGCGATGTCCTTGGCAGAGTCGTTCACCGGTGTCCAGCCGCTGCCGGTGTCGATGAACATGAAGCACTGCTGCATCTATCTCATGACCTCCTTGCGTCGTAGTCGGCCAGCAGTCGTTTGATGGCCTTGGCGGTGCCGTCCTTGTCGATGACCTCGCCGTTGATCTCCACGTTCCAGGTGTTGATGACGGCGGGCGTGGCTCCCTGCCCTTGGGCGGAGAGGGTGAGCGGCATGGATGCGAGTCTGCGGTTGGCGCGTCCGATGGCGGTTTCCACGGAGTTGTCGAACCCGTTGTTGAGGCCCTGCGCGAAACCGGTCATGATGGCCTTGCCGTGCGGGATCAGAAGCCGGCGGTCGTAGCTGATCGGGCCCTTGTGCGCGCTGATCCAGTCGCCGATGCCGCTGATCCAGCCGGTCACGTTGCTCCACATCGATTTCAGGCCGTTGAGGAAACCGCTGATGATGCTTGCGCCGGCGTTGAACAGGATGCTGCCGGCGTTGCCGAAGAACCCGGCGATGGAGCTGGGCAGGCCGCGGAACCAGCCGACCACGCCGTTCCATGCGTTCCTGGCGCCGTTCGCGGCCGAGTTGAAGATGCCGATGATGGTGGAGCCGAGACCGGAGAAGAAGGCGATGATGCCCTGCACGCAGCCGGAGAGGAAACTCGTGAAGCTCGACCACACGGCCTTGCCGGTGTTGGTGCAGGTGAAGAAGTAGGTGAGTCCGGCCACGAGTGCGGCGATGAGCGTGATGACCAGCATGATGGGGTTCGCGTTCATGACCGCGTTGAGCAGCGCTTGAG